AGGAGGGTTATTATAATGGATAAAATAAAAAAAATATATTTTGATCTTGAAACAAAGGTTAAAGAAAAACCTATGAAGTTTTTTATAGGGATGTTTATTCTTTTTGTTATTGCAATAATTATATAGTCTATGAACAATTTAAAAAACGCAGTAGGATTATTGAACGCACAAGCACCACAAGGTGAGTTCCTTGCATACATAAATCCTAATGAAGCACAAATGTTAAAAGATGCTGGTGGTTCTGGTTTATTAACACCACAAGGTATTCCATCTTATAGAGATTTAGATTTTCAACAAAGAGGAATGAGTAAATCTGATTATTCTTCATCTACACAAGAACAAAATTTTAGTGGTAGAAATGATAACAACAACAATAACAACAATAATCAAAACGATAATAGACAAACTTATTCTGCTAATGCTCCAACAACCATTTCACCTCAAGCTATGGGTACAGTTGATGCTGAAGATGAATATTTAGCACCAGACAAAGATCATTGGAAAGCTACACAAAAAGCTATTAAAAAATTTCAAAAAGGTGACAATTATCAAGCTGATTATAGTGATTGGTCTAAAGAATCTAGAGAAGCTTACCAATTAGAAATGAATAAACTAAAAGGTACAGAGGGTAAAAATTATTCTTTTTATAAAGGTAATGAGGGAACTACAAATTTAAGTTTTAGTGAACATTGGAAAGATGTTCCAGCTACTAACCCAGTTCTTGCAAACTTACCAATTGCTAGACTTTTAATTGCTGCTGGAAGAACTTTACAAGAAAATTTTACTACTGATTATGGTACTGCAAGATATGGCGGTGCTGGAACTGATGGTTCTTCATTAAGAGCAATAGATGGTGGTGGGTGGTTTGGTATGTTATTTAATAGCGATGGTACTGTTAAAGAAAATTTATCTAATGATGATTATGATAGAATTTATAATGCTGCATTACCAGATTTACCTTACTTAGTAGGTGGCTCACAACCACAAGAAACATCTATGGTTAATGAATATTTTGCTAACGCTAATAATCAAAACTTAGGCATAAGCTCAGACTACATGGCAACTTACAATAAAGCTAAAGAAGATCTGGCTAAAACTTTAAACATGACTGCTAATGCAGACCAGTTTGGTTACTCAGGTACGATGACAGCTAGTAACATTTATTACAACTACTTAAAAGAACAAGGATTATTATAATGGCTAAATCACCATTTCAAGGTTTGTTATATTCACCTGAAGTTTTAGGTGGCATAGGTTTATTGACTGCTGGACTTTCTGGCCAAAATCCTAGCGTTGCAGTACCACAACTATTGCAAGGCATGAAAACAGCTTCCATGTTTCAAGCTATGGAAGATGAAGAAGAAAAAAGAAAATTTATAAAAGATTTTGGTGATACAGTTCCTAAAGAAGATCAAGCTTTTTTTAAAGCATATCCTAAAGTTTATTTAGCTCAAAAATACAAAAAAACTTCAGCTAATACCAAAAGTCTTTTTAAAGATGGTCAAGAAAAAAGTTTTGATGTATCTAAAGATTCACAACTAACAGAGTATCTTAATTTAATAAATAATGAGGGTTGGTCAACAGTTGTGCCAAAAGATAAAAAGGCAGAATTTGTTAATTTTAAAGACATGAACTCAAATGATGTAAGAACTTTTAATTTAAGTGATGCAAATGATTTAGCTGAATTAGAAATATTTCAGAGTGAGGAGGGTAGAAATGTAATTAAAGTTCCAGGTATGGATAAATCATCTGATCTTACAAAAAAAACATCTGGACAATTAGAAGAAACAATAATTAAAGGTGAAGATTTATTAGTAAATCTACAAATGCAAGGTTTGCAATTTAAAGATGAATTTTTAACTTATGATGGAAAAATTAAATACAAATTTTTATTAGAAAAAGATAGAGCAAGTAAATTAACTAATATACCTCTAACATTAGAAGAAAGACAATTTGTAAATTCATATAGTAAGTGGCAACAAACTAATCTTCAATATTTTAACAATTATAGAAAATTAATTACTGGTGTTGCTGCTGGAGAAAAAGAGATTGGTTGGTTACAAGAATCTATACCTAGTGAAAAAGATACACCTTATACTTACAGAGCAAAATTAAAAAATCAAATTGCAATACAAAAATCATTAATTGCAAATGCACAAAAATTTGCTGCTACTAAAGGTAAATTATATAATGATAAAGGTGAATATTCAGAAGAATACTTAAATTACATTAAAGGTAAAGTAAAACCTAGCGGTGAGCAAATTGAAGAAATGATTATTGGAATGAAATTAGACAATAATTATGACACAGAAACTATTAATGGAATGTTAGATCTTCAATATCAAGGAATTGATTGGAGATCAATTTTTGAAGTTTATATAAATGCTAAAAGTGGGAAATTATAATGTCTAGTGTAATTGATGAATTTATAAATAATATAGATGTTGATGAAGAATTAAAAAAGCAAAAAATAGAAACAGTTACAGAAGATACATCTAAAGATTTAAATAACCAAGATCCACAATTATCTAAGTTAGATGTTGCTGCTGATGTTGCAGCTTCTGCTGCTACTGGTGCAGCTCAAGGTTTAACTTATGTAATTGATTTACCATTTTTTATAGTACAGGGTATAGAAAGTGGTTCTGAGTATCTTGCTGAAAAAGCAATAACAGCTATGGGTTTTAATACTGATGAATACCAAGAAATGAAATCAGATATAGATATTGCATTAGAAAATTCAAATAAATTTAAACCTGGTGAGTACATAAGAGAAAACTTTTTAACTTATGACAGTAAAACTAAATTAGGTGATTATGCTATGTCTGTTGCAGAGTTTGCTGCACCTGGCGGACTTTTAGGTAAAACACAAAAAGCTAGAAATTTATTTATGGCAACTGGAGCAGCTAGTGGAGCTGTTGCACAAGGTGCAGAAGATTTAGGTGCTAGTGAAAATGTTGCACCTCTAATAGGTGCTGGTACTAATTTAGCACTAGATATACTTGCACTTAAAAAAGGTAATCTTGCAGTTTTATCAAAAGAATTTTTACCAAGTAAATCTGTTTTAGAAAAAGCAAAACAATTAGAAAAAGAAGCTAAAAAAATAGATAAAGACTTTACATTATCTGGTGCTGAAGCTACAGGATCTAGTTCTGTAAAAGCAGCAGAGAGCCAAGTTACAGCTACAATTGCTGGTAATAAAGTTATGGATAAATATTGGTCTGATAGACCTGACAAATTAAAAAACTTTATTGAAAAATGGGGTAAGCAAAATGGTATTATTATTGGTAGCAGACAGTTTATTTCTGACAAAGATTATTACAAACAATTAAAAAAAGCTGCTGTTGCTTTACAAACACAAAGAAGTACACAATGGCTAAGATCTGGTGGTGATAATTTAAAAGATTTTTTTTATGACTCACAAAAAGTAGATAATTTAGTTATTGAATTTAAAAACTTAGCAAAAGGTTTAGAACCATCAGATGCAAAAACAATATTAAAATTTGCTAAAAATTTACAAAAGACTAAAGGTAATGGTCAAGCTATGCACAATGTGTATAGAGAAATAAGAGATACTTATTTTAACATTGTTGGTAAAAGTCAAACAGCAAGTCAAATTGATGCTGTTAAAAACTATAGAGTTATGAAAGATAGTTTAAATAAATTAATGAGTACCAACAAAGATTATGTTTCAGCACAAAAAGCTTACATTAAGTATAATGATGAGTATGCAAAACCTTTAACAAAAGGATCTATAACAGAATTATTTAAAAGCTTAGAAAAAGCTAAATCAGCAGAAGATGTAGCAACTGTTGCTAAGATGTGGAAATTTTTAGATACAAAAGCTGCACCTAAAGATATAGCACAGATGGCTAAATCAATTAATAAAAGTGGTGTACCTGGACTATGGCAAAAAGTTGTAACTGGTTATGTTAATCAAGCATTTTTAAAATCTCAATCCAAACATTTAGATAATGGTTTAAGTCAAGGTGTAATTTTCCATGATGCTATAATGAAAGATCCAAAACAAAAAGCTAATTTAGCAGAAATGTTATTTCAATTATCAAAAACTACAGATCCAAATGTTAAATTAAAAGATGTTAAAAATGCAGTAAATGTCTTTGCTGATATTTTAAAAGCAACTGGTAAAGGTGGTAAAGCTGGATCTACAACTGCTGCTAATTTATTATATAGAGATCAAGCAAGTAAAAATAAACTTCAAGATGTATTTGGTGGTGTACCAATTAGAGATGGTATTTTAAGATGGTATAACGATAGAACTTTTTCTAAAAATTCTAAAATAATTGCAGAAGCTTTAACAAGTGACAGGGGCATTCAAGCATTTATAGATCTTACACAAGATTGGAAAGATTATAACAAAGCCTTTGCATTATTGAGAGCTGTTACTGTTGGTGCTGGAGCAAGTGAATAATGGCAACACAATCACAAAAAAATTCAGAACAGATTATAAAATTACAAGGTGAAATAAAGTTAATACACAACAAGATTTCAGTAATTAAGGATAATCATTTGGCTCACTTAGATACTAAAGTGGACAATGTTTATAAACTTTTATGGGCAGTCGGTCTAATAAGTCTAAGTTCCCTAGTAAGCCTAACAGTAAATCTACTAAGCTAACTACAAATGTTAAAGGCACAATTTCTGAATTACAAGAAGTAGTTAATTTAACCAGAAAAGGTTATCATTGTGCAATAGCTGTAAATCCACAATGTCCATTTGATATTGTTGCTGTATCTCCAGAGGGTGAGATCCAGTTGCTAGACATAAAAACTAATACATACAGAAAACATATTAAACCATATCGTAGAAAAATATGGCGATCACCAACTGCCAAGCAAAAGAAGTTAGGCATAAAAATTAAATTAGTAGATCATGGAAACGAATTATGAAAGTAAGTAGCGAATCTTCTATCAGTATGCCTATGAAGAATCTTATTTCTATTATAGCTGCTGTAGCGGTAGGAGTATGGGCATATTTTGGTGTAGTTGAAACTCTTAATAAGCATTCAACAGAACTAGAGTTAATGCAAAAGGATTTAGAAGCTAACTCAGAATTTAGAATTAAATATCCTAGAGGTGAACTTGGTCAATCAAGTGGTGAAGCTGAATTATTTATGCTTGTAGAACATTTAAGCGGTTTGGTTGAGCAGTTAGAAATAGAAGTAAAAGGCATGAGAAACAATGCTGTCAATATAGAATTTTTAAAAAGCAGAACAGAAAAATTAACAGAAGATGTTGAGAAACTAATTAGAAATGGAAATGGTCACTAATGGTAGAAATAGTTTTTGCACTTCTTTTAATAATAGATAACGAAATTGTAGAGCATCGTATAAAAAACACATTAAGCGATTGTTTAAAATCTAAGCGTTACGCTATGAAAGACAAAAGACCAGGTGATAGAGTTCAATATCAATGTATAAAATCTAAAGCAAATATTGAAATTTATATGGGTGAAAAAAAAATTACATCATTAATTTTAGATTAATGAAAAAGCCAAACAAAAAACGCAACCCTGTTGCTAAACAATTAAGACATTACAAAAAACAAATAATTAAAAGTAAGAAAATTTATGATCGGAAAAAACTTAATGGTGTTTATTGATAAACTTTTTTTAAAGTTTTTTAGTTATATGGATAATGTCTGTGAAAATACAGCTAATCTAGTTACGCAAAAACCAAAAAAAAATAAAAAGAAAAAATGCAAATCCTGTCATTGTAATTGTCATTGTTCAGATGACTTGCATAACCATTGGTACGATAACGATATTTGTGTTTGTGAGGGTTGTCAATGCTAGGAGAAGATTATGAAAGTATTAGAAAAAATAGTTTTAGCAATAGAATGTTTTTGCAGAAAAATTTACTCAAAGGTTTGGTATTACAGAATTACACTTACAACAAATCTAAAAAGGAAAACTAATGTACGAAGAATTAAAAAACGAAGTTAAAGAGTGTGAGGGTTATGTCAATAAAATATACAAATGTTCAGAGGGTTTTGACACTATATTTTATGGTCATAAAGTTTTACCTGAAGATAACTATGAACATGGTGTTGAGTATCCAAAAGAATTAGGTGAGGAAGTTTTTGAAAAAGATTTCCAAAGAACAGTAGATGC